GTCGAATGTTAATATTATTAAAGAGAGTACCGAAACCGATAACTGTCTTTCTTAATATTTCATGGTAGAAGTAAGTACCTAACATATCAAAGCTTTCTAACTATTTAGAATGTTCCGAACGGATTGCCTTCTGAGAAGTCTAAAATGGCATCTGCTTCGGTCTCAAAGTTTGCATTATCGTTATATTGATTTGCTTTGAACTCATCATTTGGATAACTATTTGGTTGATCATAACTCACAGATTCAATGATATAAACTGCACCAGATTCATTACCTGTAATTCTTTCACCAACTTGGAATTGCATTGCGGTTAGCATACTGACATCAAGAGTTCTGGAACTTGAATCCCATACTTTAACTCTTGCGGTTTCACCAGAACTTGAAGAAACTTGAACAGTTTCATTAAAGATATAATTACCATCTGCAATCGTTGATGCAACACCAATTGAGATTGTTGGTGCAACAGTATATCCAGCACCAGCGTTACTAATTCTCACAGATCGAATCGTTCCACCAACCATAACTGCCTCAGCAGTTGCGTCTGTTCCTCCAGATGGTGCGGTAGAAATTGATACATTTGGAGTTGTGGTATAACCTGATCCACCAGACGTAATGGTAACAATACCTACAGAACCTAGAGATGTAATGCCAGCGGTTGCTATACCCGCCCCTGGCACGGTTACAGTAGGTATTCCGATGTATCCACTGCCAGGATTGATTAAAAGAATTCTGTCAATAGATTTAGCAGTTGCGATACCAGATCTCTCTGTCATAATTGCGACAGCAGTTGCATCTGTGCCAGTCGAAGTAGTGATGCCTATCGTTGGTGCAGCAGCATATCCGAATCCATCATTTTGTAAGAAGATTTGTTGAACTGCACCAAACGCTAGAGTTGTGGTTGCAGTTGCAGTGCTACCAATACCAGCAAGAATTAATCTTGCAGCATAACCATCTGTTTGAACAACTTTATCAATCTTCTCAATGTTAGTATCGATAACTTCATCTTCATATTCAAAGACTTCACATGTAAGTTGGTAAGTATAATTTTTTCTTAATTGATAATTTGGTTTCTCAAACTCAACATATTTAATTTCAAATAATTTTTTACCTAAAGGTGCAAAGATTAAATCACCTTCTCTTGGACGATTTGATATTTCATAATCATCTTCTTGTTGTTCTAGAAAAGGTGCGACTGATTCTTCAAATCTCTCTCTTGAAATTACAAATGTGGCCTCTGTGGTAACTCGAATACCAAATTTTGTCAATATATCTCCCTGTCCAGCATATCCATCAACATTCATAAGATATGCTTCGAGAGGAAATGCCTGATCAAATCTTGATTCAGTCACCTCTCTCATAATGGTTCTAGATGTCATCAACTTTCGAGGAATGTAATGACACTCCTGTCCGTACATTCTTAATTGTTCATTAATTAAGTCTTGTACTAAACCTTGTTCTGACTCAGAACCCTGTAGGAAAAAAGGATTTAACATTATCCAATCATATCTAGTGGAGGCATTTCATAATCACTTGACATCTTGGATCTAATTTCAGCCAACTCTGCAACACCATCATCATAGATTTGACGACCATTTAATTGAATACCGCCAGGCAATTGAACACCTTGAAACTTAATTAAGTTTTGTCCCCATTGTTTTTTACACAAAGCGGTGAAATATCTTTTTAAGAACTGATCGTTATAAACTTTAGTAAAATCATTAGGATCTAATATTCTAAAACAATCAATTACAAAATGATCTCCAACATTTATAGTTTTAAAATCTGTATCAATATATAATCGATCTTGACGAATATTAAACCTAAACTTCATGTCAGGATTTAATAAGAAAGTAATGTCTTCAAGATATGTTTGAACCATTGAATATTGAAGAAGATCAATCGAACCAAACTGATATAAGTCGTTTAAAAACAATTGATATTTGATATTAAACAAACCATCATAAACGGTATCTGATCTAATTTTAAATATCTGATTAACTCCAATTACAGAGGGAGGCATTTGCAAATAATTTTGATTTTCTTCAAAATTAAAAGTAGTTGATAAACCAACTGTTGAAGTTCCAGTGGTTGTTGTAATTCCAGCATTTTTATCTCCTCCTCTTGCTTCTCCTCTATCAATATCTTCTTGTGTAATTTTATACTTCAAGTACATTCTTACGATACCGTCGTAATGTCTCTCTTGATATACTTGAATAGCATCATCTAACAGATCAGAGAATTGCTCATCTGCAACGTTAATTTCTAAGACAGGAAATCCAAGCTGCCTTTTTGCGTAATCTATTAAACCATCTCTAGAACTTGGTTGAGCCATTATTCACCTCTATGTTGAAATACCTGATCTAACAAGCACATTACCCTCCATAATTTTAAAGAAAGTAGAACCAGAACTCACATTAACATCATATAGATATCTACCTTCAGCTAAACTTCTGGTGACTGTTGAACCCATCGATAAAGTAACCTTACCATCTGTAGTTCCAAGAGTTACACCAAAAGTATTTGCTGTCCCAATTACAGATTTTTTCATATTGCTTGATCCAGTATAATCAGTAAAATTAATACTTGAACCAACAGAAGTTTTAACTGTAAATGTGGTATTAAAATCTGCACCAGAAAATATGGTTAGATTTACACCCATTGGAACGGCAACATCTGGATCAAAAGTGATTACCTGTTGTGCCATCTTTTTAATTATTTAGTTTCTGAACAAGAGTAGATAGAAGATCTTTGATATCTCCTAATTCATTTTTTACATTATCAAGATCTTCTTTCATTTTTTCTAACTCATTGTTTTTATTTTTTACAACTTTTTTACGTCTCATGTAATCATGATACGCTTTTTTATCTTGATTGACAACTGCTGTGGAGTATGTATCTCGATAGAGACCAGACTTGCCCTCAACTGGAATGTATTTACTCATGTTATGCTAATGCGATACCTCTAAGGTCTTTGATAAGTGGTGGTTGTGCCTGATTAGTTCCAACTATGTCAATTTTAATCTGGAATTTAGTAAATGGTGATAATTGATCAATTGTAAATTCATAATCTTTAAATTCTAAACCTATTGAAGGTGTTACATTATCATCAGGTTTTCCACTATTATTTGATTTATTAATAATGTTACCAAATTGATCAAGATTATCAAAGCCAGGGAATAATTCAAAATCTCGATCTAAACTACTTTCAGTGGATCCCTCAGTAATTGTTTTAAAGAATACACGAATATCAGAACTATTTCTTCGTTGGCTAGCAAACATGACCTTGAGAGTTGTTGCTGGATTTGTTAAAGTTATGAGCTTTGAGACATAAGTTGATGCACAAGGATCTTGACCAGTTTGATTAACTCTTGAATCAGATGCAAAACTAGTAACAGGACTGTTAAGTCTGTTTGTAGTTAATATTACACTAACTCTATCTAAGTCAATTACAGGTGAAACGTTTGCATTATCGCTTGATAATAATGCCTCAAATGTCATTGATTTATTACCAGGCAAATCAGATAATTGACGATCTTCATTTACCTTAGATGCGACCATTCGAGGTGTCTCAAAATGATTTTGATCATCAATTGTAATTGATTCAAATCCTTGATCGACAAATGATGTTTCTGTTCCATCAACACTTGTTGCTGAAATTGTTCTAACTCTAGCTGCAAGAGATGTTCCATTTGGTGTAATGTTTTGAACATTAGGTGTTATTGTTTCAAACTGAACATTTTGTGATGCAGTTATATTTGATCCACCACCACGTTTTGTTGTAGAGAAGAAACGATTTGGTAAAGTTCCACTATCTCTATCTTCACCATCACTATTCATATCAACTTTAATATGATAGAAATCTAAATCTCTTGGATCTACAACAGTTGCTGATGGACTATTCATATCATGAGTTTTATTAATTCTTCGGAGAGAAACTCCAGAGAACTCATACTTCTTAATCTCCTCACCAGATGAATGACTTGACTTAACAGTATTATCAATACCTCTGGTTGTGATACCAGTGATTGATCCGTTTGCAACACCTGTGTAAGATATAATTTCATTTCCAAGAACTGCATATCCAAAGTTTGTTGTCCCTACTCCAACTCCCTCAAACTCTGCAAAGTTAGATGATGAAATCACAGGTATGTCCGTTAGAGCGGTTGTGTCGTAGTCGGCTGTAAGTTTTGTGGATGGGACATCTGAATCAACTCCACCAATAGTTACTAAATTATTGAATGAATGCAATCCATGAGCTCTGTGATCAACCTTAAAGTGTAATCCATCATTAGTTTGATTCACATCAATTGATGCGATTGTTGATCCACTTCCCACTGTCTTTCCATCAATTCCAAGAACAGTTGATCCGTTATTAAATCCAAGTGTTCCAATACCTGTAACAAATGAACCTTGAATATTATCAACAACTAAACTATTGGTTGCAGTAATTAATCCAACGGAGAGAACAGCACCACTTCCATTTCCAAGACCAAGAGTTCCAATTCCTAAAGTATCACCAACTGCATAATTCTTACCACCATTTGTAAAGGTAACAACACCGATCTGTCCATTCTCTACACGAACATTACCTATGATTCCACTTCCTTCTCCAGTCTGAGTTTCCATTGGGATATCAGTGTATAAGAAGTGACCACTAGCGGGAGTATATCCAGCGCCAGGATTAACAATAGTGACATCATTTGCACCGTTAATAGTTGCAATACCAGCAGTGTTAATGAGAGTTGCAGATGCGTTTAAGTTATCAAATTGACTGATTGTAACGCCAGGCACTAATCCAGCAGCAGGAGTTGTTGATAACGCAGTTGATAATCCAATAACTGCTTTTCTAGAAAGTGACTGAATTGAGTTTTCTGGTAAAGTAATAATTTGATCATTACCTTGAGATAACTCTGGACTAAAGAATCTACCCACGCCTGGAGCTGTGTTGAAAACTGCCTTACGAATTGTGAATTTAAGATCTTCAAACTGACTTGCATCCCAAGTTACACCATTCTGAGATTTGAATAGAGATCCTAGATATGGTTGCTGACTGATGATCACTTGTTGTTCATCAGGTAATCCAGCAGTGGATATATCCACTTCACCCATTCTTGATATCCAAGCTGTATAATTTTCAGAAGCTGATAATAGAACTAATGCGTAACGTGCTTCACCTTGTAAATAAACAGGAGAATCAAAGATAAATCTTGTTGGAATGGACGCATCATCAGATATATTAACTTGATCTGGATCTAAATTTACAACACTAAAAGGTAATATCTTACTTGTAGGTAATCCAGTTTCAACTGTTCTAATCTGTAGTGTTACAGGTAATTCGTCATCCTTTCCTCTGAAGAAACAATCAACAGATGTAATAAAGAT